TTCTTCCAAGTATATTCCTGGTATGGCTAAAGATATGAATTTGATGCGTTTGAATATGCAGAAGATGGTAACAATTTGGGGAGGCAAACCATCAAAATCCGTATCGTCAAATATGCTTAAGGGTAAAGAGACTAAAATTAAAGAAGATAGTGGATCTTCTGGAGGATCAATTTTAGGTGGTTTGTTGGGAGGATTAGGATCATTGGGTGGTGGATTAATGAGTGTCAGCGGATCAATCATCAGTGGTATAGCTGGATTATTAGGATCAGTTGGTGGAGGAATATTTTCTATTGTCGGCGGCGCTTTATCTGCAATGGGTCCTATAGGTTTATTACTTGCTGCTGGTGCTGGTTATTTAATTTATCAGTTATCAAAGTCAATAAATTTTGAAAGTTTAGGAAAAGGTATAAGCGATAGTTTTAAAGGTTTAGGAGCCGGCGCTTCAAATATCGCAGGAAAAGCAGATAATCTTTTTGGTACTACAATTTTCAGAGAAATGGTAGATTATGTTAAAGATGCTTTTGATAAATTTAACATATATGCCGAAAGTTTTTTTGATCATGGAAAGTTATATTTTGAAGAAATGCTGAAAGAAGTGGCAGCAATGGCAGCAGGAGTGGCGGCGGCCATGTTAGGAATGGGTGCGGCCAACATATTGAGTGGCATGGGCGGAAGAAGAGGTGTGGCAGGAATACCTGCGGCACCAGCGCCTGCGGCATCTGCGCCGGTAGGAAAAGGAGGTCGCCAAATATCTGCGCTAATGCGCCGCCCAGCTCAAAGCGCAGCAGGTACTGCGGCAAGCTTAGCTGCAAAAGGAGCAGGAAGAGTATTATGGTCAGTTCTTGGCCCAATCGGAGTAGCAATTTCAGCCGGCCTTATAACTTATGATGTTATTCAATATTTGATGGATTTTGATGATAAAGATTTAAAAGAACTTTTAGATGGTGGTGATATCACTGAAGAACAATATAACGCTGTAAAAGATGCTAAAGATGCTATTAAAGCAATAAATGAAAGTCAAAAATCTATCAATGTCCATAGTGATTACATTGCAAAATTAGAAAAAATTGGTCAGGCGGCCACACTGACTTCAGTGCAACAGAGAGAATTAGAAAACGCCAAATTTAATAAAACAACGGCAGAAGGAACACTAGCAGCCGCAGAAAAAAGATATACTGAAATTCAAAAAACTCTTGGTACAAATCCAAATGGATCGAATCAAAATTTAGTATCAAGCGGCAGACACAAAACAATTGATGACAAAAGAAATGCTAGACTTGCCGCAGTAGATCGCAATGCGGCAAGTAGAGTTTATTCTACAAACACAAATGACTCCCTTCTTGAATTAATCAAGAAGGGGGAATCTGGAGGAAATTATAATATTGTAAATAATGGTACAGCGGGCGTATCAAAAATAATAGATGATCTTACCGGCATGACAGTAAATGAAGTTCTTAGACAGCAATCACAAGGTAAGTTTTTTGCTGCCGGCGCATATCAAGTTATACCAAAAACTTTAGCTGGTCTGTTAGCCAACAAAGTTATATCGGGTGATGATATATTCAATAAAGAAACCCAAGACAAAATTGGAACATATTTAGCACAACGAAGAATTGCCGGCGCTGGTGATGATCCCATAGCTCAGCAACTCGCATTAGCTAAAGAATGGGCAGCTTTACCCGTTCCAGCTGGAATGGCATTAAAAAATGGTCAAATCAGCACAGGTTCAGAATCTTTCTATAGCGGAAGTGCTGGAAATAAAGCAAGCATTAGTTCAGCAAATATACAAGCAGCTTTAGGTAAACGTATTGAACAAATATCTCCTCCAAAAACCAAAGAAGAAGAAACAAAGGTCGCTTCATACTATGACCAGATGGTAGCACTGCTTAGTGCCCTAATTGAAACAACATCAGGAACAACAGCAGCAGTTGGTGCGGCAGCTAATGCAACACAGAAAAGCAATACAAAAATGGAAAGTCCATATAATGATGAATTGTATCCACTACTTCTACAAATGCATGCCTCTGATTTAGCTAGTGAATAAAAAAACACGCCCCGGAGGGCGTGTTTTAAGTGTTACTTCTGTTCTGCTAGATTATTAAAGTAATTCATATCTTCATCATCAGCAACTACAGACTTCTTACTAAGAACAGATTCAGCTTGATCATTCCAAGGAGCAATATCATCCACTGCTTTTGTTCTGATAGAAACTGCTTCAGTCAAACCAAGAACTTTCTCAAGACGGGCTTTCAACTGATCATATGATTTGAAATTAGATTTCTGAGTAAACTCTTTCAGAGAATATTCTTTATTCCATATGTCTTCAATTTTTTCATCATTTCCTTCAAATAATGCAGACTTTGAAGAAAACTCAGATTTATCATAATTACGATAACCCTCAACATTACGAATCTTCATTTTGAAGTTAGCACCTTCCCAGAAATCAAATGGGTTAATAGGTGTCTCATCAGCAAACTCAGGATTCATTGCTTCAGTAAGCTTGTCGAAGATTTTCTTACCAAACTTCAGAAGCCTAATCTTACCTTCGTTATCAGGATTGCTTGGATCTGAAACGACAAGGATGTTAGCCATGTAAGAAAGTTTACGCTTCTGCTTACGAACAATTTCTTTATTTGCTTCAATACCGGAATTCCAGAGTAGGGAATTATGTTCACATGTTGGACACTTCTCATTCAAAGTGGTCAAACAGTTATCAATGAACCAACCACCAGGACCTTGAAAACCATGTGAGAATACACGAACCCAAGGAAGAGCATCGTCACCGTCTACAGATGGCGCTGAAAGGAAACGAATAACTGCCATTCCGTTACCTGCTTTGTCTACACTGGGTTGCCAGAAACGGTCATCATTCTTAGAACCGGCTTCTGCATTTTGGGTTGTTGCTTCGATTGCTTTGGTCAGCTTATCGAACGAACTACGGTCACGCTTTAGATTTGCAAATGAACTCATTTTTTACCTCGTATATTAGTTTAAAATTATATTGCGTCTTATCCACATGATACATAATATGAATATATTTAGTCATTCTGCCATCAAATTTTTCAATATTTCCATAGTTAAATTTGCATCTGTGTGATGTATACCTACTCCACCACATTCATTAAAATTGGTAATCACATCAAGTGTATCATCAATTATAATATGTCCTGGTGATGCAAACATACATTTGTATCTTTTACCAGGAACAACATTTGGTCGGTAAAAAATACCATGGCTTTTAAGCCATTCTTCTTTTTGTTCTCTTACTTCATCATATAAATTCATGCCGCCGGATGAGGTTAGTATTTCTACTTTAATAGGATAGCTTCTAATTAATGCAATCATATCTTCAGCACCTGGCATCCATTCCAAATTTCGGAATTCGCCAGCAAGAATAAATTTGAAGAAATTTTCCTTGAACAATTGCTTTTGTTTATTCTTAGACAAATCAGAAGTTTCTTCATACAGTTCTGCATAACGTTTTTCAAAGTTACATAGAACCCCATCCATATCCAAATAAATCTTGGTAATCATTTTAGACTCATCTCTTTCAGTAAGATTGCTTTCATTTTAACACAATCAAATTTAATATGTGGCAAATATTTCATACTTTTTCGTTTAATACCTGGCCAACGAATGGTATCATCAATTCTCTTTGTCCACATCGGTAAGAAATTCATCAGTGAATTAAGAATGCAGAATGTTTCAAGGGTTACCTCTCTCTGCAAAGTCATTGTCAATAACTTAGGATATTCACCCGTTGTTATTAGCAAATCATTTGGCTGCTTACAATCCTCTAACATATGCTTACAATCATTAGTAAAAGTATATGTCATGGATTGTAGCACTTTCATTCTCTCACGGTGTCTTGTCAATGCTTCTTCTTCAAGTAATTTACCTACCCACATCGTTTCATCATATAAAAAATTGGAGACTAAAAACTCTACATAGTCTTCCTTCTCATTTCTCCGGGAAAGCTTATAGAAAAAATACTTATCCTTACGATTCTCGAAAGAGTCGATGGTTACTCTAGACTTGCCTTGATACTTAAAGTAATCATACGAATCAGTCGAGAAATGTAATTTCAGAGAATTATATAAACAAAAAGCTTCATAACCAGTCATAATAAATTAAAATTGTAGCCTTGCAGTTTTAGGTAGCAAATTTAAATCTTGTGCATCACTCTCAATCTTGGCTTTTAGATTTGTATTAATCAATGAAGGTGCAAGTTCCAACTCAAGTCCTGTATCATTGCAATACTCTACTATGGCTTCGATATGATTATATTCAGTTTCAGCAACAATCTTTTCAATTGCTTTCGCAAACTCACGCATTTCATCTTTGGTTGCCATCACTTCACAATCGTCTGATACAGAGTTTCAAATTGCTCATGAACAGCAACTTCTTCATCATAATTTTGTTTATGATAAACTTTTACCATTCGATTAACAATTTTCTTAGGCAAGTTTAATGTAACACACACATCAGCAACAGCCTCTTTAACCAAATCTTTTTCTGCTGAAGCCCTTGTTAGGGATGCAGAGCATTCACGCAAAACACCAAGCAATTTAGCCTGATCTTCTGAATTCGTGATTTGGTTAATAGTCATTTGTTTAATACTCATAATATCTCCTTATTTTTTCATAGCATACGTAATACAAATTGCATCTGGATTTGTCGTATAAGCACACTTGATAGAAAGTGGATCAACACCTTTCGTAATAGCCTGCTCAATATTTTTCGACATTAATATACGATCATTCGAAATATATCCAGTCCAACATATTAATGCACCAACAAACATACCAGTGAAACATATTAAAAATAAATCTGCCTGTTTCATAGAATTAACTCCCTTGTTTTATTTTCCAAATCACCACGTTTCTTATAGAAAATGTGACGACCTATCTTTGTAGTTTTAGGTAAACCCCAATTAGGATTTACATAGTCTGCATGATAATATGTTGCGCCTTTTGTCACATCATCCATAACACCATAATTCATCATAACTCTCACTGCCAGTTCACGTATGTTATTATACAGTATAGTGTCTGTAATTGTCAAGAGTTTATTTTTATTTACCGATTCGCATACCCAAGAAAATTGGCAAGTGTTATTGGTCTTTTGATTGACCACATTACAAATGTTATCGGCATACTTACCAGAAATAACTCTATTCAATGTTACCATTGCAACCGCAACTTTACCTTCATCTGATTCATGAGCAGCCTCAAAGTAAATATTTTGAGCCAAACAATCTGCCTGTTTTTTGACAGGTTTAGTTAAACTACTATATGGCACAGATACGGGTAAAAAATAAGTATTAGGTAGATTTAAAACAGTGGTCAATAATAAAATAGAAATTGCACTACCTAACAACAATACAGGTACGAATACTTTCATATTCTCTCCTTTTTGAAGGAGGGGTTATTCAGGAAACCCCTCGAAACCCTACATAGAATTGTAAATTAGAATGATACTTTTAGCCCAGCGGTAACTTGATTACCTTTGAATGCTGCGGCATCTTTAACATCATACCGATGTGAAAATGATGCAACAAGGGCAGTATCTTTCGAAAGAGCATAAGCTCCCTCAACGCCAGCTACAGCAGCATAGCCGATAATACCACGATCAGGATTAATACGTTGAAGACCAATCGATGGTGTAACACTTACAGATTTGACTACACCGAAAGATTTACCAACTGATCCACTAACAGCAGAGTATGTATCACGAACAGTTGAAAGTGATGCGGTTGCTTTAAGACCAACAACACTTGTTCCAACTGAGAGTGCAGTTACATCTTTACGAACAGCCTGATCACGTCCAACTGATAATGCGAGGTCTGTGGCTGATACTGATGCACTTGCTAACAACAATGCTGTAAAAAGAACTTTCTTCATTTACTTCTCCTTTGTTTTAGAAATGGTGGCGTATTCTGTTACGAGGAACACCACCGAAACCCTAAGCGGCGTTTAGGCTGCTAATGCGAACTTTTCGTCGTTTGCATTTATCGTTTTGCTTGATTTACGGTCATCGCCTACCGTGCTGTCTGTTCCGTTACTCGTCTGCCCTGTCGAAACCGGTCGCCCCCATTATAAATTATACTGAGTGTCGGATACAATTCCGCTCTTAACACTTTCATGCCAATATAATTTATGGTGGAGGCGGGGGGAATCGAACCCCCGTCCAGAACATCTTTTACTTCACTTCATACAGCAATACCATTATTCCAGTTTGGATTCGAACCTTGTTCTAGTCTTGTCGATCTGCGCTTCCCACAGTGCTGACTGGAAATACTTAAATTACTTCTTTGCAGCGTCTTTTTTGGCTTCTTCTTTCTTAGCTTCAGCCTTAGGAGCATCTTTCTTTGCTTCTGCCTTAGGTGCATCTGCGGCAAAAACACTGAATGAGAACATTGATGCCAGAATAAAAGTGATAAATTTCATAGATTTCTCCTTAGTTAGGTGCTGCTTGGTGATACGTGTTAATGTATTTATGTAATTTCTCAGTGTAATTATACACCTTCCGTTCGAACAATTGTGGCAATTGTTCTTCTGTTGCTATAACTAGAACAATATCTTCAATAGGTAAACTTGTTATCTCTGTAAACATTGTTGCATAAGCAGAGCATTGAATAAAATAGTGTTCGATCCATTCCTCTTTTTTCTCTTTGATTGACGTTTTAAAATCGACCACTGTTATCTTATCTTTCCACCGAGCAATCAAATCTACACGACCTGCCAATTTTAATTGTGTGCTATACAATGCTTGTTCAAGGCAATATACATCAGTAACAAATTTATCTAGACTAGGACGAACTTGGTTGAATAACATCTTATCAAACGGCATCAACGTTTTCATTTTGAAATCTGTTAGATTACCCAGAAGATAATCTTCACTGAGTTTATGTAACTTTGTTCCTCTATTAGCCGCTTTTTGTGTGATTTTATTTGCTTCTTTCTCACCTATACGTTCTCGCCATTTTATTAGAAATGATTTATCAGTAACAGCAGATAAGACTGTTGTAACAGAAGGATATTTTTGACCATTAGGTGCATTGTAATATCTTCCTTTGTCGGTGTTCTCTGCATTCAAATCAAAATCTAATTCGGGCAATTTTACAAAGTTAAATGTCACTTGACTCCAAGCTTATCGGTAATTTTCTTAACGTGTTCTTTTACTACATTGTCACTTCGGACTTGTTTAACAGATTTTTTTCCATAGCGATCACCAACAACACTATTGGGATGCGCTTCTGCTACTTTGGAAAGAACCTCTTTAAATCCATCAGGCACTTTATTGTTTGATGCACCAATCGATACACCAGAAACAATCATTGGTGCTGTTATGACTGGTTGAATATGTGGATTATCGTTAAGATAACCATCCCGTTCTGAGATTCGCATGAACATATCAAACTGTTCATTAGTCTCTGTGTCCAAAAAAACATATATTGGCATTATAAATCCTTCATCCATTGCGGTTCACTTCTACTATTTATTTTGCCTTTCCATGACAACAAATGCTGTTTCTTTAATTTGTAATAATTTCGATATGATGCAATAGAATCACCTGCAATTTTTACATCTTCGGGCATTGCCGGAGTAGGTTGTGTAAAATCGCCGTAAGTAATATTAACAGGAACGTTTTTGAGTAGAACATAACAAAGACCATCCCTTTCAACCTTATGAACTTTGCCATACCGAAAAGTATATTCTTCACACAAACAAATCAACAGATTAGCCAACCATATATAATTGGAATCAGATTGTCGCACCCAGACTGCTGAAGGATGATTAATGTGTGTTGCTTTATATAAAATGGAATCACGCTCATTGTTTAATTTCCATACTTTACACTTGCGCCATCGAGCGGGTAATGATCCTAACACATATCTTTTTTCAATTATTTCTACACCATCAAGAACCCTATGAGCAGTAGAAAGTAATTGAGCATATTCAAGAATCATCTTTATGCAATGTTTATCAACATGCATTTCTGCACATTTAAAAGGATTGTAATCAAGGTAAAAAATGTTCATGATACCATTTTAGTCATAGCTTGTTCCAACAATTTAAATGAGTAATTGCCATCATGTTTAGATTTTTGTGTTACATATTGCTCTACAATTTTTGTTTTAATCATATCAACAACAGAGAGATATGGCCATTCTAGAAGAAAAGGACAATGATTTTTCCATTTTGAATTCGTAGAAAAAAAACAAAATTCCGCAACATCTTCTTTTAGGTTAACATCAAATTTTCGTTTTAGTGGCAACCATTGATTGTTATTAATTTGATTCATTATAATCTCTTATAGAAAGGGGACTCAAAGGTCCCCACTAGGTTACTGTGTAACTTGTTCCACAACGACTTGCACAGGAGTGGCTTGAAGGTCTTCAAGTTTTTCCACAACGTTAGTTGGCGCTTTTACTTTAACCGCCTTAGCTTTAATAAAGCCCTTATCACGTAGATACTTTTGCACAGTCTCTGGATTACAAATCTGATATCCGACTACGTTACGACCTTCTTTTGTGGGGCGAACAATACCACCAGCAAAAAGTTTAATATCAAGCATGTAATTCGACATCCGATACATGTGGATTTTTTTATCTTTCAAAAGTTCCTGCAACATATCTTTGGTAAAAACTTCACCAGTTTGAACGACCATCAAAACACGCTGCCAACCATTGGGTTTACGTTGATTCTTCATAATATAATTCCTATTAGTTTAAAAAGTTTAGTTATTGCATATACATTATAGCACAATCTGTACCGTTTGTCAACCATTATCTTCGCATTTTTGCCTGATCTTTGACATCCTCCAGACGGAAAAGGGGAATAGCATTAGACTTGTGTAGGGTACCGATGCCGATCATCTTATCTCCTGTATACTGGAGAACAGGCTTCTTGAATGTGTCGAAGTGACTGGAAACCACGGAAGGCAGCTTAGGACTCTTGGTATGCTGTTTATAGGACAAGCTAGGACTCGATCCTACAGAGGTTTTGGCTGCTCTTGATGGGCTAGTATTATACTTGCTGGACAAGCCGCTGGAATCGCTCCGGACACGGGCCAGCCAGTCCTGATATTGAGCAATCTCTTTTTTTGTTTTGCTTTTGCGTTTTGACTTAACATTAGTATAGATAATCATAATATATTCCTTAAATGCACTAATCACAATAATATTATAGCACAAACTCACCCATTTGTCAAGAACTAAAAACCCTTATAAATCAATGACTTAGCCCTTGAGTAAAATCTGTTCGCTTGTAGTGCTTTCTTCAGATAACTGTCTTTGCAGATCGGAAATTTGTCTCCGAGTAGATTCGGCAGTTTGGATTGTGTGACTTAGATAGGACTCTAGACTTCTTATTTTGTCTTGGATTTCTTTGTTAGAAAGCATTTTTTTCTTCCTCTTTCATTAGTCGATATGTTGATTTATCTCTATGCTTTTTTCTTATATCTTTAAATGTTTCTTTACCTGTTTCATACTTCCTAAGCTTTGACTTCTGCGGCTTCTCAAACTTTTTACTCGAAAACATTTTATCTAACTCGTCCTATAAAATATGGTCTGCTATTTTATATTCAACCAATTCTTTTGATCTGAACCAAACATCCGATTCAGGTAAAAATTTTGATTTAATAAAACGGGGACTGAGACCGGTAGCCGTCCGTAAAATCTTTAACATTCTTTCATTGCAGTAATCATTTTCTTTCATTGCTGCTTGTATATCGTGATATTTACCTTCACTGCTTTGAGAAAATTGATGGCACATAATGCTACAATTCTCAGAAATATATCTATGTTTTTTTGTGCCACAAGCAAAGATTAGAAATGCCGCTGAAAGTATTGATCCATATCCGATGGTTCTTATTGGGTATGCACTTCTATGCATAAGATCAATTAAAGAAAAAGCTTCATACAAATCACCACCAGGTGAATTGATATAGAGAGTTAATATCTTTTTTGTTTTCGTTGTATCAAGATTCTCATACACCAACCATTGACTTATTTTTCGGATGTTTTCTTCTGAAATTTCACCCGTTAAAAAATTGGTATGGTTAATCAAAAATCTATTCTGTATTTTCTCTTCATACGGAATAAAAGAATCTTCAAATTTTGATTCGATCATTCTCGGAGAGTTTTTTATGCCAGCCATATGCTGTTTTCACTATCGATGTTATATCATGCTTAGGTTTAAAATCTAATTTTGTTTTTGCTAAATCTACATTAGCCACTAGGAAGTCAGGATCGCCCAACCTTCTTTCAGCAAATGTGTAATTCACCTTAATTTTCAATTCGCTTTCTATAATGGATATAATATCCAGTATCGTATAACCCTTACCTAAACCCAGATT